ATTTGGTCTTTACAGAATATGTGGCTGACATAGCCACCGCTGAGGATACAGCAAAAACATTCGTTAGACAAAGGGAGCGACTACATGGCAAATAATGTATATTCTACTATTCAATTTCAAGAAGGCGACAATGAGGCAGAAAGAGAGTTCATAAGAATTTTTGAATTCATACAAACCTTCGATGAAAAAGGATTAGAGTTTGCAGACTTTTATCTCACCAATCAAGAAATTGTAGATGATGATCTCTTGCATTTTCATCTTTTGCAAGTTTATAAAAATATCCTTCTTTTGAAAAAACTGCGTATTTTGCCATGACTTATCCTTATGTTCCTGTATTATCGTAAAAAACTAACATTCCTGGTCGACCGTTTCCACCTGAACTATTTGCTCCGTGACCCGATCTTGAAACACCACTTCTTCCAAAACTTCCTATTGTAATCGGAAAAAACATTGAACTAGCACTATCTTCTTCATTACCTGAACCGGTACCAAAACCTTGGTACTTTCTGTCTGTGGATGATGAAGATCCTTGTTGTCCTGAAGGTCTTGGACTTCCCATTCCTTGTCCTCCGCCATTTCCACCATTTATGTTAAATAGGTTTGCAATACTTGTTGTTCCTCCTGCTTGTGCAGTAGAGTTGTTGTTACCTGATCCTCCAGAAGATCCTCCTGCACCAACAGCATAAGGCTGTGAGAAAGGTGCTGATAAACTTCCAGTGTAAACTGCCATACAACCTGCACCTCCAGGAGATGAATTATTTCCTTGGTGATTATTTCCACCACCGCCACCGCCACCTGACATAGCGTAGACAACATATTTATTTCCATTAGACGTTGCAGTTCCTGATGATGGACCAATTGCAGCTATTTGTGGAACAAATCCTCCTGCACCTGCTGCTCCTGAAGAAGCTGCTGTTAATCTTCCTTGAGCATCAACTGTAATTGAAGCTGAAGTGTAAGATCCAGCAGAAACTGATGTGTCTGCAAGTTTGTCTGCTGTGACAGCATCGTCAGCTATGTTAGCTGTCGCTACTGCGTCATCAGCAATTGCAGCGGTTACAACAGCGTCATCAGCAATTTTAGCTGAAGTAACAGCGTCATCAGCAATTTGTGAAGTTGCAATAGTTCCTGTAACATTTGCAGCAGCAACTGTTCCACCTAAAGTGTCTAATGAAATTTCTTTTAAGTTTGTTCCATCAGAATATGCTGCGTAAATTTTTGCTTGATCTAAAGTAAATCCTGAACCTGATGCAGTTTTAATTGTAAGGTTAGCTGGGTTTGTCAAACCTGTTGCATCGAATATATAAAATTTTTCTATTGAATCTGGTATTGTACAAACTGTGCTCGCTGCAATCGATGCAGTAGCAAATTTGATAACCATGTTTCTTGCATTTGAAGCAGCACCATCACTCATTACAAGTGCAAGAGTTCCACCACTTGATAAAGTTACTTGTTCGAATCCTGCTACAGCTTGTTGAATTAAGTTTAAGTTTGTGTTTGTTTTATCACCCCATGTACCAGCGTTTTCACCGGTTACCATTAGCTCTAATTTTAGGTCACTTGAATAACTTGATGCCATAAAAAATTCTCCTTAATAATTTTTATATTACATGAACTAGGCGGCTAAATCAACCACTGTCCAAGTATTTGATACTCCTAGATCTATCTCAGACCACGCAGTAATATTAACGCTACCCACAGAAGAAGTCAATGACTGCCCTGTTGGAGTAACTAATCCATCTCCAGAGGCACCCTCCTCCCCTAAAGAAGATGTTATAGAAAGTCCAGAAACACCAATTATTTGACCTGGAATTTCAGCGTGTTGACCTAGAGTCATTGTTGCTGAAATACCTGAAGGTTGCTCTACCGTTGTTTGAACTAGATTTATGTTTCCTAAAGTAAATGATGCAGATATTCCTGAAACGTCTACTGGTGTTTTTAGTCCTGCAATAGTTGTTCCCTGAGAACCTGTAAGTGAAATTCCTGTAACAGATACGTTAGCATCAGCATCAAATTGTAAAGACCCAATCGTAAAATCAAGTTGATCCTCTGCTGCAAAAACAGTTATATCTTGATCAATTTTTAGTGAGAAACTTCCAAAAGTTGAGGTTAATTCACCAGCACTTGAAACAGATACTGTTACATCTGTAAAAGCATTTGCAGATGGGAAATTTATTGTTGATGTAATTTGTTGTCCTGCAGGTAATACTGAGAAAGCTTCACCCCAAGCTAAGTTACCCCAAGCTCGTCTACCCCAACCTATTCCAGTAAGTAATGATTCATCAATAGTTGCAGTACCAACACTAGATGTTAAAACTTGACCAGTGTTAGGTACACCTATTCCTATTGTAGCACTTCCAACTCCTAAAGAAGATAATTGACCGGTTGCAGAAAAAGCAAATGAGATTCCTGCTGTTTCATTTCCTATACTTGATGATATTGAAATTCCTGAAGGTTCTACGAGTGCATCACCAGTTATGGATGCTATTGCACCAACAGAAAAAGATGCTTGTATTCCTGTAATGGTTGGTTGTGATCCTGAAAGATCACCCCATTCATTTTCACCCCATGTGTCACCACCCCAACCAATTTCTACTATGGCTGTAGCAGCTACACTACCAATGCTGTAGGTTGCACTTAGACCAGAAACAGTAACTCCGACATCACCTTGTGCTGCCCAACTACCTTGTCCCCAACTTAGTGCACCCCACGCATTTGACATTCATTTTTATCCTTATGCTAATCTTAAGATTGCAGCAGATGTAGTGAATGCAGGGAACTGAATTGTAAATGTTCCTGAAGTTGCAGTCTTGTCTCCGCCAAAATCTAATACAGCCACTGCATCGGTAGTGTTTGATCCACCGTCAGTTGTTGTATTGTAAATTAGTGCTCCTCTTGCTGTAAGAGTAACACCTACAAATGATAAATCAGCAAAATCAGTGATAGCCACTGATGACGAAACTTTTACACCTTGATTTACTAAAGCTTTTCCGCCAGCTGAATATCCAGATGGAGAAGAAACTTCGTTTGCAGTTGCATAGTTTGTTGTTGATTTACCTAAAGTTGCAGAACTTGTGTACATCGCTAACTTGTAAGTGTCAGAAGATGTATCAAAGTCATGCTTACCTTGTAGTAATTCTTTTTTAAAAGAATCACAGATTGCATTTGTTGTTATTGCCATAATGGCCTCCTTATTAATTTGTGTTTGGAGTAGGACTTGGAATCTGTATTCTAGGTACTCCATCATCATACTCAGCTCGTCTTCTTCTACCCATTTGTTGTAGGGCAAAATTCTGTACTTCTTCATTGTACTTGCTTTCATAGAGCTTGTACATATCCATGGGGCCTTTTAAAAATCTAAAACACTCTGTAAGCACACCATGTAACAACATAGATTCTTGGTATTTTGCTAAATATGTTTGATTAGTTGAAGTAAATTCAGGTGGATCTTTGATGTAATTTATTTGCACTGTATCAGCAGAAGCTGGCGTAGGTGCAACTATAATATTAAATTCATCCCAATTAGCATAATACTTTGGTTGTCCTTGTGTCCCTGTCCCATTAAACTCTGATATAAAACTAGTATCTCTTTTTTCTAAAAAAGTTCTATTACCACTTGAATCTAAATGTTCAACAGATCTTAAAACTAAAACATCTGAAGGCATAGATACAGCTCTATTTCCTGCCGTAAAATTTGAATTTGCATATTTTCTTAAATCGTCATAATCAACTTTTCCTGCAACATCCAATTCAACGTTTCTTATAAATTCTTGTATTTGAGAATCTGATAAAACATTACTTGAAACCTCTGTATAGTTTCTTACTTGTGTTAAAAAATTTGAATGTGTAATAGCCATTATGAAATACTTACCTCCACTTGCCCTATATTAGAAAGAAGTTTTCTTCTTCTGTTTTGTAAAGAAGGATCTTCAGGAATCATACTATGAATTATAGAAGTGACTCCATTTCTTGTTATTTCAAAATCTTGTGTTCTAAAAGCAAAGTCTCCAGGTAAAGATAAATTTGCTACACCAACTGAAGCACCACCCGAATCTGATATTGTAGTATCGTTTAAAAATTTTACAGAGGGTTGTTGAAACTTCATGTTTCTTGAATTTTGCAGAGCTATTGCATCAGCAGTTGTATGTTTTCTTCTGATTTGTGGATGCTTAGGTTCAAATTCTGAATAGTGTACCAAAGAACCGTTCCACTCTTTTACCATTTCAGTATATGGAAAAGCCATGCCTGATCTATCAGATATTGATTGAGATCTTTTACCTGTTGCATATTTTGCCATATTATATTCCTTGTGGGTAGAAAGATTGAGGAGTAATATAAGTAGAAGCTCTTTGACCGTCTTCGTCCAAAGCTCTTTTTAATTGATCCTCATAAATTAATTTATTTTGTTGAACTAGTTGTGGTGCGTTTTTCATAGCTAGATAATATGCAAGACCTGCTACCATACAAGGTAAAAATCTAAATACTACATCTGCTTCGTTTGTATAATTTCCAGCATCTTCAATTCTTTTTATTACATAATATTTAAGAGTTGTGTAAGTGTTT